AGAGGTGTATCAATCGTATGTTAAGAAAATTGCTTTTGCAGTACAACCATACCACCATGACTATGAATACTACAAAGATATCATAGGAACATTCTTATCTATGAGATATCCAGTAGGTCATAAACTGCCTGATGCTCTTATAAAAGCAGATACTGTGCGTATATATAATACTATCATGGCTTTCTTTTATGGTGTTGTGGAAGCTCAATCCTACATTAGATGGTCTAGAGTAAAGGGTGCATGGTACTACGACAGAGACAACGATAGATACACACACAAAAAAGTATCTACTACTCAGATAAGAAGAAGGGTTAATAAGCTAGTACAAATGCTAACTAATCCTATGACTGCATCTAATATGGGATATCGTGTTCGTAAATATCTTAATACGGAAGGTGGCATTGTACTAGAAGGCGAGGAATACTTAGCCAAGCTAGAGGAAATGGACGACATGGCTATGGAGGAAGGTGGTATTCAACTACCAGAAGGTCTTACTCCAGAACTACAACAACAGATTATGGAGGATAGTGAGGAACAATATAAAAGACACTTTGTTAATTACTGGTCTGGCGATACTACTGGTGTTCATGGTGTAGCTAAGATATTTAAATTCACTCCTACTAATACCATACATAAAGCAGTTAGAGAAATTGCTAAGCGTAATAGTGATAGAGGTATTGTACCTAAGAACATGCATCGTATGACTACTGACAAGAAAGTCTTTACTAATAAGACTACAGTAGCAGGTGGCTCTATGATGATAGATTGTAGTGGCTCTATGGCGTTGTATGAAGAGGACATACGAGAAATCATTGACTATCTACCAGCAGCTAACATAGCTGGTTATGTAGGTTACCATGATAAGATAGATGGTTATGACGGCATGATTAGAGTTATTGCTAAAGATGGTCGTATTGATACCAGTGCCTTTGAGGCACTAGAAAGCTATGGTGCTAACTCAGTAGATTTAGATGGTCTAAAGTGGTTAGCAGAACAACCAGAGCCTCGTATCTGGATTAGTGACCAACAAGTAATAGGTGTAAATGCTAATGGTAGTGCTACTAATCTCTCTCTTGAAAAGAGACAAGAGATATCTAGGTACATGAAACGACATAATATAATACCTATTCGTATTGTAGAACATGTAAAGAAACTAGCTAAACAACTAGGTACTTAATACATATATTTGAAGGTAGTAGGGGTTTGTCCTTTCGTTACCCTACTACCTTCTCCCCTTTTTTATTTTTAATATGCATATGCATATGCATTAGTTTTTTTATTTTTTTATTATGCATATGCATATGCATAATTGTGTGCTAGCATATAACTATGAGTACAAACATAGATACGAACAAGTTGCTTGAACAAGCACTAGAAAAAAATAGAGGTGGAGTTTCTGCATGGTACGATAGATTACCTAAAGAAGCTGAGCCGTTTA